AGGACGCAATGGTCATGCCGGTTGTTTGGGCCGGCAACATGACCTGCTCGAACCGCGCCCGTCAGGGCGTGATCGTGGCCTAAGGAGGTGAACCATGGCTTACGTCATCACTGATGGCCGCATTGCCATCCAGCGTATCGATGTGACGGACACGACCCAGAACTGGCCGCTCGGCACCATCGTTCGTGCCAAGGACCCGACCTATGGGGAAGGCGAGTTCGTCTACCTCAAGGGCGTGGCCTCGACTGCCGTCAGCGATCTGGTTGTCTATGACCAGTACGCCGGCACGACCACGCGCGCGGTTGCGGGCTCTCGTGGCCCGGCGGGTGTCGCCATGTCGGCCAATGTGGCCAACCAGTACGGTTGGTACCAGATTGGCGGCGCGGCTGTCGTCAACGCCGGCACTGTCGCGGCGGCTGGCAACGTCTACGCCACCTCGACCGCCGGCACCGTGGATGATGCCACGGTATCTGGCGACAAGGTTGATGGCGCTCGCTTCAAGACGGCTGACGGCACTCCGTCCGCTGGCAAGGCGATTGTCCAACTCGACCGTCCGGCAATGAACGCGAACGGTTAAGCAATTGGCGGGGGCTTCGGCCCCCGCTTTCCTCTCCAGACGAAAGGTGACTGATGGATATCGATCTGCCGGAAGTCCAAGCGCTGCATCAGAGCGCGCGGTTCTTCAAGGACGACGCCGGCCGCGACTTGGTGGAAATTGCATTCGTTGGGGCGAAGGACACCGTGGTTAAGCGGGTCACGCCCGACGTGATGGCGACATTCAAGCAGGAATGGGACGCCTATTGCGACGGACGCCCTCTGGAGCGCCGCAAGGGCATTCCACTTTCCGAGATTGTGAGTGAGCAACGCGCGGAACATTACATCGCGCGGAACGTCCATACCGTTGAAGAACTGGCGATGCTCAGCGACGCGCAGTGCCAAGCAATTGGACACGGCACGCTGACGGAGCGCACGGCGGCGCAAAAGCTCCTTTTGTCTCGTCAAGTGGAAGCCGATGAGCGGGCGCGCAAGGCCGTAAGCGATGCATCCGCGTCGCTCGGGCCGAAGTCGGCCGAGAAATACGCCTCTGCGACCGATTTGGCCGCTACGAACGCCAAACTCGATGCGCTGGCAGACAACATCGGCGCACTTGTTGCCGCGCTGGCCGATAAGCCGAAGCGTGGGCGCCCGCCGAAGGATAAGGCTGAGGAGTAATCTTGAATGTCGCTGCTTAGCATCATCCAGAGCGCAGCGATCGATCTGAACCTCCCAAGCCCTACCATTGTGGCGACCTCCAGCGATGCCCAGGTCAAGCAGCTTATGAACCTGGCTAATCGTGACGGAAAGGATCTGATCCGCCGCTACGATTGGCAGGCCGTGACGGTAGAAACCAACTTCACGACGGTCGCCGCGCAGGCGCAGACCACGCTCGCAACCGTTGCGCCAGACTTCTTCCGCATGGTGGACGAGTCCATGAACAACCGGACGCAGCATTGGCGCGTGGTTGGTCCGCTCTCGGCCCAGGAATGGCAGCGGCGGCTGTCCCTTGGCGCCCAGGTCGGCGTCGTCAACTCGTTCCGCATTCGCGGGAATGAGATTTGGTTTTTCCCGGTCCCGCCGGGCGGCGACAGCATCTATTTCGAGTACATCTCGAAGAACTGGGTGAATGGCGCTGACGGATCGACAAAGGATGCCTTCACGGCCGATACCGACACGGCGGCCCTGGATGAAGACGTTCTTACGCTCGGGGTCAAATGGCGCTTTCTCAAAGCGAAGGGCCTGGATTACAGCGAGGAATTCCGATCCTACGAGGCGGCGCTAGAGGCCATATTTGGGTCGGATGGTGCGCGCGGCCCAGTTGATATGACTGGCTCGGTCATCGATTGGACCATTCCCGCGCTCCCGGACGGGAGCTGGAATATCTGATGCGTGCGCCACTCAACAATATTCGCGCATCGCGCTCGCCGATGCGGCAGAAGTCCGTTGCTGGGTCTCGCGTTTCCGCTACAGCACCTGTGCCTGCTCCGGTTGGAGGTTGGGACGCAGTTTCGCCATTAGCGCAGATGCCGGCTGACCGGGCCGTTACGCTGGATAATTGGTTTCCACAGCCTGGCTATATCGAGGTGCGGCGCGGGTACATTCCGTACTGCATCGGCGCGAGCGATGGTCCGATTGAAAGCTTGATGATCTACAATGCCTCGACGGCATTGGCGTCTCGCATGTTCGCCGCTGCTGCGGATAGCATTTATGATGTTACCACGCTTGGCTCTGCGATTTCGTCAGCGACCGGGTTCTCTAGTGCCAGATGGCAGTACACGAACTTCGCCACGGCCGGCGGCCATTTTCTTGTTTGCGTGAATGGGCAAGATGCCCCGCAAAACTATGACGGAACGAACTGGACTGCCCCATCGATCACCGGCACTGGGATAACGGCGTCGAATTTCATCAACGTCAATGCTCACAAGAACCGTCTTTGGTTCGTCATCCGCGACTCAATGGACGCGGCCTATCTGCCGACCAACTCAATCTCCGGCAGTGCATCCAAGTTCCCGCTAGGGGCAGTTTGCGGTAAGGGCGGCTATTTGGTCGCCATGACGACATGGACCCACGATGGTGGAAACGGCCCCGACGATTACGCCGTCTTCATTACGTCGCGCGGGCAGGTTGCTGTATATCAGGGCGATGATCCGTCGTCGTCCAGTAGCTGGGCGTTGGTTGGCGTCTATGACATGGGGCCGCCGATTGGACATCGGTGCTTTACGAAGGTTGCCGGCGACGTTGCGCTTGTGAATATCGACGGCGTGTTGCCGCTGTCGCGCGCGCTTACGACCGACCGTGGCGCCGCGATTGGTATTGCCATCACGGGCAATATCAATAACGCCATGAACGTAGCCGCGCAGAACTACAAGGATAATTTCGGGTGGGAGTTGGTTCCATTCGCAAAGGGCACGATGGCGATTTTGAACGTTCCGGTCGCGGAGCTTAGTTCTGCGCATCAGTACGTGATGAACACGCTGACGGGTGCATGGTGCAGGTTCACAGGTTGGAATGCGAACTGCTTTGCCGTTCTGAATGACACGCTCTATTTCGGCGGGAACGAAGGCATCGTTAACCAGGCCTGGACGGGCTCGGCAGATAATGAGGACGAAATAGATGCGGTCGGGCAGACCGCATACCAATACTTTAACGGCAGGGGCCGTCTAAAGCAGTTCAAGATGATCCAGCCATTGTTGACCGCGAATGTTACTTCCAGGCCAGCAGTGGGTATCTCCACGGATTTCAAGGACAACGCGGCGCTCGGCATTCCAACATCTGCCGCGAGTGTCGGCGCGGTCTATGGGACGGCTGTCTACGATTCCTCCGTGTATGCTGAAGAACTTGAAACATTTACCGATTGGACCTCTGTAACCGGTCTCGGTTACGCGGCTTCCGTCCATTTCAGGGCCAGGAGCGGATTGGGCGAAGACAACGCGCTTTGGGACCGCGCCTTCTGGGATTATTCGGCGGTGTGGTCGGCTGGCGGTGATTCAACTGAAGTGACGATGCGTATCAATGCGTTCAATCTGATCATGGAGAATGGCGAGTTTCTATGAGGCTCGTATTTGGCTGCGACGATCTTGTTGCCAAATATGTATCTGACGGTCTCGGGCTCCCCATGGTGCCGCCATACACTGCAATCGGCGGTACACGTGACGGCCAATCGTTGTGCATTGGCGTCGTATTCAATGAGTACAACGGCTCGAACATCGACATCACGTTATACGGCCCCGGCGCCTTGACGCGCGGCAACATTCGCGGGGTCTATCACTATCTGTTCGAGCAATTGAAGGTGAACCGCGTCACTGCCAAGACGAGGCGGTCGAACAAGAGAATGCAGCGGCTTATGGGCCGCTTTGGTTTCAAATTTGAAGGCATCAGCGCGCGCTACTTCGGCCCCACGAAGGCCGATGACGCTATTCGCTTTGTGCTCTTCCCTGAAGAAGCAAGGAAGTGGCTCAATGGGTAGCTCTCCGTCACCGCCTCCCGCACCCGATCCGGTAGCGACTGCCAACGCCCAGCAGAACCTGAATCAGAACACTGCGACCACGCAGCAGCTTCTGAACATGACCAATCAGGTGACGCCTTACGGGAACCTGACGTACAATCAGACCGGCTCGAATACCTACACTGGCGCGGATGGGAAGACCTACACGGTTCCGCAGTTCACCGCGACGCAGACGCTTTCGCCCGAGCAGCAAAAGCTTTACGACCTCAATTCTCGGACGCAGGCAACGCTTGGTCAAATAGGCGTCGATCAGTCGGCCAAGGTCGCGAATATTCTTAATACGCCGTTTGACCTCAACGGCGCGATCAACAACCAGCAGTCGGATATTCAGCGGTCTCTGCTCGATCCTGTCTGGCAGCAACGGCAGAATGAGCTTTCGCAGCAGCTCGCCAACCAGGGCATTCAGCAGGGCTCTGAAGCCTATACAAACGCGCTTCGTGACTTCGGCATGCAGCGCGATAACTCGTACAATTCGGCGCTGTTGACCACCCGAGCGCAAGCCGCGCAAGAGGCTCTGAGCAATCGTAACCAGCCGCTAAATGAGATTTCGGCGCTGATGAGCGGAAGTCAGGTATCGCAGCCAAATTTCGTCGGCACGCCGCAGTCTCAGGTGGCTCCGACTGATTACTCCGGCATCGTCAACAACAACTACCAGGGCCAGATGGCGGCCTATAACGCGCAGCTTCAGAACCAGGGCGCGCTGTACGGCGCGCTCGGCTCCCTGGGAGGCACGGCGTTGGGCGGCTGGGCTTTCAACAGATTTAAGGGCTTCGGGGGCAAGTAAATGGCCGCTGACCTCTTCGGCACCTCTTCTGATTTGGATTTGCGCAAGCGCTGGGCACTGATGCAGCTCCAGCAGGGCGGCGATTCGTCGCCCGTGCGGAGTCCGTTGCAAGCCGTCGCCCGCGCGCTCCAGGGTGCGATGGGCGGATATTTGGCGGGGCAGGCCGAACAGGAAGATCGAGCGGCGGGCACGGCGATGTTCAACAACCTGCCGGGCCTTGGTGGGTCGTCTTCGTCCGCACCGGTTAGCAGCAATACGCCGCCGACAAACTTCGGGAATGCCATCGCATCGATTGAGAGCGGCGGCAAATATGATGCGCTCGGCCCGGTGACCAAGAGCGGTGACCGCGCCTTTGGAAAATATCAGATCATGGGTGCGAACGTCGGCCCATGGACCAAGGAAGTGCTTGGCCAGGAGATGAGCCCGCAGGCCTTCGCTGCCAGCCCGCAGGCGCAAGATGCGGTGTTCAACTCGAAGTTTGGCCAGCTTGCCCAGAAGTATGGGCCTGAGGGCGCGGCCCGTGCTTGGTTCGCGGGCGAAGGCGGAATGAACAACCTCAACGCCAAGGATCAGCTTGGGACGACGGTCGGTCAGTACGGTCAGCGCTTTGCACAGGCTGCGGGGTTGCCGCAGGTGGCGAGCGATAGCCCAGCCATTCCGCAGGGTGCGGCTCCTACACAAGTTCAGGGACAGCAGCCTGGCCAGCAGGCGCAAGCGCCCGCTCGCACTCAACTCAATATCCCGCCGGAAGTTGCCGCGACCATCCAGCGGCTTGGGTCAGATCCACGTACGCGCGGCCAAGCGTGGCAGCTCTATTTGCAATACGCGAAGCCGGTCGAATCGGTTTCGCCGATGTCGCCTGACGAGCGCAAGCAGTGGAACGTACCAGAGGGTGTTTCGGCCGGCATCGACCGTACGACCGGCAAGCCCGTGTTCTCGCAGCCGGCGAATAATGTGAGCGTCAACACGGCCGCCAATCCGATCTACGAGGGCGTTGCTAAGCAGCTCGTAGATCAGCGCAAGAATGCGCAGACAGCCGCATATGAGACCATCCCGGCCATCCATGAGGCACGCAAGGCGGTCGATCAGGGCGCGATTACTGGCGCGTTTGCCCAGGGCCGCACTGACTTGGCGAAGGTCGGCTCACTCTTCGGCATCAGCGATCCAACCGCCGTGCAGAACACAGAAGTCTTGCGCGCCGCAGTCGGGCAGGGCGTCTTGTCCCACATCAAGGCGCTCGGTGCAAACCCGTCGAACGCCGACCGCGAGTACATCGAAAAGGTGCAGGGCGGCCAAATCGCTCTGGAAGAGGGGAGCATCCGGCGCATCCTCGAAATCCAGGAGAAGTACGCGCGCCGCGCCATCAAGAATTTCAATAATGACGCCGGCAAGCTCATGAGCGTGCAGGGCGGCAACGAGGCATATAAGGGCATTGCGCCGCTGATGAGCATCGATGAGCCGGGTGCCTACGAGGCCCCGCAGCCGAGTGCTACGCCGTCGCAAGGCCCCAATGACGGTTGGCGCGACATTGGCAATGGCGTTCGTATCCGAGAGAAGAAGTAATGCCGGTCTTCGAAATCCAATCGGGCGGCAAGACGTTCGAGGTTGATGCTCCAGACGAGCAATCGGCTCTGAAGGCGGCACAGGCCCCGAATGGCGCATATACCGGGAAAATCCTGCCACTCAGCCGGGACGCCAGCGGGCGCGTCAGTTTCGACTCGAATGCGGGTATTTTGGGGGATCTGAAGCGTTCACTGTTGCTTCCGGGCCAGTATGTAGAGCAGGCCCAGCAGCCCAAAACGACCGTTTCGGATTCTGACGTATCACCGCTGTCTGTCCCTTCGGTCATGGGGCTCGCGTCGGCCGGCACGCCAGTTAGCCCGGGAGCGCGGTTGGGGGAGGGCGCGGCCCTCGTCGGCGCGGAACGTGTTAAGGAAAAACCGTCGGTCCCGACCGCAGAAGCATTGCAGGCCGCCGCCGCCAGGGGCTATGATTCGGCCCGAAATTCGGGATTGCAGATCAGGCCCGAGGCCGTCACCGGCTTGATGGGCCAGCTTCGCTCCAGGCTTGAGCAGGACGGCATCTTTGACCAACTTGCCCCAAAAACTTTCGCAATCATCGATAAAGCTTCCAGTGCGCCGGAAGGTAGCTACGCAACCGTTGCAAACCTCGAAGCGATCCGGCGTTCACTTCAACTCGCCTCGCGCGATTTTAGCAACCCTACTGAGCAGCTTGCATCCAGTAGAGCAATTCGTGGACTTGATGGCCTTCTTGAAGGTCTGTCTGCGTCAAGTGTTGTGGCTCGATCCCCTGCCTCCGAAGGAGGTTTGGGTGCCCTCCCTCCGCCGGTACCTTCCGCCAGACCAAGCCCAGAAGATATTGCAAAAATCCTCAAAGACGCCCGGGGCAACTACGCCGCCGCTCAGCGGTCAAATTCTCTCACCGGAGTCCTCGACCGCGCCAATACCGGCATTCTCGAACGCGCCGAGAGTCGAGCACAAGCCGCAAATTCTGGACGGAATCTGGACAATACCATCCGGTCAAAAGTTGCCTCGCTCCTAGAGAAACCCAAGGAAGTCTCTGGGTTCTCCGATAAAGAACTAGCAGCACTGAATGAGGTGATTGTTGGCGGCGGCCCGCGTAACACCGCGCGCTACGTCGGTAATTTGCTTGGGGGAGGCGGCGGCATCGGCCAGTCTATCGTCGGTTTGGGTGGCGCGACTGCTGGTGGCATCACTGGCTCCATGACTGGAAGCCCTGCCCTTGGCGTGGCGGGCGCGGTTGCTGGTCTAGCACCAGCGATAACCGGTTCCGGCGCGAAGGCCATCGCCAACATTCTTGCCAAGAAGAGCCTTGGAAGGGCTGATGAGTTGGTTCGAGCCAATTCGCCACTATACCGAGACGCGCTCGCGGCAGCTCCCGTCACCACGGGGGGGATCAACACTCGTGCGGCTATTGCCAAGATTCTCCTGATGAACGCCATGCAAGGCAACGGCGAGTAGCCAACCTCATAGATCAATCAACAGATGCCCAAAGGGTCGCTTCGGCGGCCCTTTTTCTTTTGGAGGCCCATTTGTCCCGCAACGGCTCCGGTACCTACATCGTTCCGCACACGTTCGCGTCGGGCGGCACCATTCTCGCCTCCGACCATAACGATAACTACGGCGACATCGGCAACGAGATTACCAACTCTCTGCCGCGCGACGGTCAGGCCGGGATGATCGGCCAATTTAGAGCGGCCGCTGGCGCTGCCTCGGCGCCGGGCCTTTCGTTCGCGAGCGATACGAATACCGGGCGTTTTCACAAGTCCGCTGACACGATGGCGGATGCGTGCGGCGGCTCCGAAGTCGTCGAATATTCTACTGCGGGCATCAACGTAACCGGAGCGATCAAGCAGCGCGGCTTCAATCTTATTCCCGTTGGCTTCGGCCCCGTTCCATGGTCAGGACTCACCGCGCCAAGCGGATGGGTTTTTGTTGGCCGCGCCTATTCGAGGTCCTCGTACCCTGACCTGTGGTCTTTTGCCCAAACCGAAATTGCGAATGGCAATACGTTCTATGGCGTCGGTGACGGGTCAACGACTTTCACTGTCGGCGCGAACATGCCGGGCCGCGTACCGGCGTGTAATGACTCGATAAGCGGTTCTGCCGCTGGCGTTCTTACATCCGCGACGATGAACCCTGATGGGGCGACCGTCGGCGCGACTGGTGGCGAGCAGAAGCACACGTTGACGGGCCCGGAACTGCCGGCGGTCTCACCTACATGGTCGGGCACTCCAGCGACTATCAACGTCAGCTCAACTGTCGGTGACGTTCTGCGTAACCCCGGCGGGGTGCAAACGGGGTCGGGTCTTGGGACGGGGTTTGGGGTCGGGTCTGGGCCAGGTGGCACGACCGGGTATTCGATCTCTTCGAACGGCGCATACACGCCGCAAGGCACGGTCGGCAACCTAGGTGCCGGTCAGGCTCACAACACTGTCCAACCCACCATTGTCGTCAACTACATTGTTTTTGCCGGGGCCCAATAATGCCGCGCGACACTAACGGAACGTACACGCCTCCATCCAATAACGCGAGCCCTGCAGTTGCGCTCACGCCGATCCGGTCAGCAGATTTCAATGCGCTCATGTCTGACATGCAGAGCGCATTGAATACGAATCCGCCGACGCAGGCACAGACTTCGACCGATAATGCAGCTGTTCGGTTCAATGGGACTGCCGGAGGCACGCAGAATAGCGGCCTGATCATTGATGACAACACCAACGTTTCCGGCGCAAAGACTATTGCTCTATCTGGTAGCGCTTCTGGGGCAACCACTGTCGTGCCGGCCGCTGTCGCAAGCGGCACGCTAACGCTGCCTGCAGCAACCGACACGCTTGTCGGTAAGGCTACGACGGACACCTTAACCAACAAGACCTTTGACACAGCCGGAACTGGCAACTCATTCTTGATCAACGGCGTTGCGGCGACCGCGAACACAGGAACCGGAGCCGTCGTCAGAGCTACATCGCCGACATTGACAACCCCGAATATCGGGGCAGCTACGGCGGCAACGATTAATGGCGCGACAGTTCCTAGTGTGAGCGATACGCTGGTCGGACGAAACACGACGGACACGCTGACCAATAAGACGGTCGATACTGCAAATAATACGTTCAAGCTGAATGGAGCATCCTTCGGCACAGCCGCTCAGGCGACAGCTGCCCTCAATAGCGTTGTCGGCGATAGCGGTTCGGGTGGCACAAAGGGCCTCGTTCCGGCTCCGGCCGCTGGCGATGCTGCGGCTGGCAAATTTCTGAAGGCAGACGGGACGTTTGCTGTGCCACCCATTACGGCTCTTGCGAATCCTTCTGCGACCATCGGACTAACTGCATCGAATGGTTCGGCGACCACGGCTATGCGGAGCGACGCGGCGCCGGCTTTGTCCCAGTCAATCGCACCAACGTGGACCGGCAAACATACGTGGTCGAACGGCGGCCTTCAGACCTCCGGCGCGCCGCCGTTGACGGTGACGGAAAACTGGTTCGGTGCCGGTGTACAAGCTAAGGTATGGCTTGATAGCGTGTTCGCGACCTCAGACGCGACCAAACCAAGCGTCGGGACGCATCTGACCGTTGATCACACAGTCGGGTCCGGGTCCCCGTACACTGTCTTCGGTATGGGCGATTTCCGCGCCATAGTCGGTCGCTCAACGGGCGGCAATATCTACGGCCAGAATGTCGTGATGATGGCCGACACAGGCTTTAATAAGCTACTGCATGGCGTCGAATATGATTTGGATAACTACAGCGGCAGCAATGCCGGCGGCGTCGGCACGACGAATGCGCAGTACGCAGTTGTTGTTGCCGGCGGTACGGCCGGCACCAACAAGGCGACCGCCGGAATGTGGATCACCGGAACGAGTACGTCTGTTTACAATGTGGACTATGGCATCGCGTTTGGTGACGCATCAAATTGGGCCGTTGCAACTGCTGATCTATTCGATAACGATTCAAAGTCGACCGCCCTATTCAATGCTACTGGCGCGCACCAGTATGGATTGCAGTGGCATGGAGCGACATTCTCTACGGCGTGGGCCACGATCCCGAACAACGCGCCCTTGATGGCCTTGAACGCCGCAGGCAACTCGATCCACAGGATAATCAATTATAATAGCGGCAATGTCATTCTTTTAGGTGACGCCAGCCTTACCGCAGGTATCAACGTCAATGCGTCTATCGCGCCGAACGCTGATAACGCCTATCTCTGCGGCGTGTCGACAGCGCGGTGGCAAGCCGTTTACGCCGTCAACGGCACGATTCAGACATCCGATCCTACGCTAAAGACCGACATCTCCAATCTGCCGAACATGCTTGATACGGTGCGTGCAATTGATCCAAAGACCTTCCGATGGATCGATGGTGGGGGCGCCTGGGAAGATGCTGAGGAGGAGCAGGAAGTTCAAGCTACCGAACTCGTTGAGGCGCCATTCGAGCGTGTTGAGCTACGTGATGGCAAGCATGTGCTGATCAAGGGCATAGAGAGCGTCGAGCGCCCGGTCTTCGATGAAATGCCCGTCTTCAACGAGGATGGTACGCCTGCGATGACCGTGGTCCCCGGCAGGCCTGCCGTGGTCGATCAGGGAAGCGGCGCAATCGTCGCACCAGCCGTTCCTCAGCGTGAGGTGCCACGCGTTCGATCCGTCCCCCGCATGGTGCGCAAGATGGTTCCTGTTCGCCGGCCATGCGCTCGGCCCGGACGGCGCACCCATTGGGGGTTCCTCGCGCCTGACGTGAAAGCCGCGTTTGACAAACTCGGCATGGATTTCGGCGGATACGTGAAGACGGAGGAGGGAACGGAGGCCTTGCGGCCCGATCAGCTCATCCCCGTCTTGTGGAAGTCGGTCCAGGAGTTGGCTGCGGAAGTCGAGAAATTGAAGGCGCAGATTCCACAGGCCGCTTGAGAGGTATTGCAGTGCCAGCAACCGGCTGGCATTGTGCCGCGTTATGAGCAACCTATCGGCGACTGCCTTTTATCCCCACATCGCTTGGAACGTTGAGGCCGCTTTTGCCCAAACCCAGGCTCGACCGGACAAGGAATTTGCCGAGCGGCTATGCCGGTCATATCGGCATCAGATCGAAAGTTTCGGCGGGTTCGGCGGCTCTGGCTGGAAGAATATCGCCGGCAAAAACCAGCACGTTCATGATGCGCTGTTGGCGTCGGACATTGAGATGGTCGCGCAGGTCATCGCCGATCCGACCACGACTGAGTTGTTCTATGGCCTGGAGAGTAATCTGCCGGGGACCTTGGAGGGCTATCTGGTCAACCCGACCGGCGTGATGATCGAGGTTGTGAGCATCGGCGATCGGTTGATCCGCCTCGCTGAGGCCTTGGGCGTATCGCCGCTCTGGTATCCGGAATCGTTCGGACACCGCAAAGAGCCGGTCGATTTCGAAGCACTGCTCGCCGTGATCGACAGCGCGCTTGGTATCAGTGTTCAGTTTCCCAATCCTTATCCACGGGAATTCGGCATCCAGACGTCGCGCGGGATCATGGGATTTCGCGCAGTGCAGGCGCTCTACCAGGCATGGCGCCTGAAGTCATTGAGCGTGGAGTATGGAGAGCAGATCGTCGAAATCGGAGCGGGAGCGGGGCGCACCGCATTCTACGCGCAGCAGCTCGGGCTTTCGAACTACACAACCGTTGACCTGCCTCTCGGCACCATGGCGCAAGCGGCGTTTCTGATAGGTGCTGTTGGTCCCGATCATATCGTCTTGCCAGGTGAGGCGCGGAAGGAAAAGGCGATCCGAATTGCGACCCCAGCGGATTTGTTGGAGGGGCAGCTAAAATTCGACATCGCGATCAACGTCGATTCGATGACGGAGATGGATCGCGATCATGCTGTCGCCTATGCATCGGTCATCGCGAATAAAGCGAAGGCATTTATCTCGATCAATCACGATGTGAACGGCTTCAGGGTCGGAGAACTCGAACCTCTCGCCTCTGCGCATCGTCTTCGTTATCCATATTGGATGCGTAACGGTTACGCGGAGGAAATCTACATATTTCCGCGAAGGAGATCGTGGAAGAGAGTTTTCGGATAAGACATCCTACACAAGACCCTGCAAGCCGCCTCCGGGCGGCTTTTTCTTTAGGAGCCTCAAATGTTTGTCGTTTCTGGCCTGATCGCCTTGGCGGTCGGGGTGCTCATGGCATTCTGCTTTGGCTGGGAAGCCTTCCGGGAGTGGTGCGCGAAGATCGACACCCCAGAGGAGGCGAGGGAGTTCGCCTTTGACGCCGTGGGGGCGCTCTGCGGCCTGTGCGTCTGCGCGACGGCCATTCGCTCGCTGGTGATGTGATGGCGAGCGTCGCCTCTCTAATCCTTCGTAATGCCGAGCGCTGGCAGAATGCCAAGCTCACGCGCGAGCCCGAGTTTGAGCCGGTCGCCAAGCGGCTTGTGGCGGCCAAGGACAGGTACCAGAAGATCGAAGCTACTACGGGCGTGCCGTGGTTCGTCATTGCGGTCATCCACCAACGTGAGGGTGCGCAGAAGTGGACCGTCAACATCGCCAATGGCCAGCCATTCGATCAGAAAACGACCATCGTGCCGAAGGGCAGGGGACCATTCTCGTCTTTCGAGGACGCGGCCTACGATGCTCTGACGAACTGTGCTCCCTACGCCGCGAAGTGGAAAGATTGGTCCCCGGGCGGGATGATGACGCTGCTGGAGCAGTACAACGGCCTCGGCTACGCCAATAAGGGCCTGCCGTCGCCTTACGTCTGGTCCGGCACGGATCAATACGTCAAGGGAAAATATGTGGCAGATGGCGTCTTTGACGCGAACGTGGTCGACAAGCAGCTCGGGTGCGCTGGCCTGATCATGGCAATGGCGAAGCTGGACGCGTCCATTCAGCTCAAGCCATCTAGCCCGACGCTGGCGCCCCCGCCAGATCCCGCGCCGACACCAACGACCCCGACCTCTCAGCCCGCCCCCTCCGGCGGGCTTTTTGTTGCCATCGTCCGCGCTCTGTTGGCGCTCTTCAAGAGGAACTAGCCCGTGCTTGAAGCCATCCTCGGCCTTGTGCCGTCCATCATCAATATTATCGGCAAGGCCGTTCCAGACGCGGACAAGCGACTGGAAATTCAAAACGAGATTACGAAGCTCATCCTGGAGAACCAGGCCAACCTAATGTCTGCGATGAAAGACGTGATGGTGGCCGACGCTCAGTCAGAGGGCTGGGCAACCCGCAATGCCCGGCCGATGACCGTCTATTGGTGCTTGGGCATGATGACGTGGGTCGTGATGGCGCCCATCTTCGGCCTCCAGGACGCGACGATTAGGGCGATCACCGCCATTCCCGAGCAGCTTTGGTCGCTGAGCGCCTACGGCATCGGCGCGTACATCCTCGGCAAATCTGGCGTCGATATCGCCAAGGCTATCGCGAAGAAGTGAGCCGGCGAACCATGGTCACAGATTCCAGTCAAGATCGCATCGAAGAACCAGTCACGATTACTCTCCCAAGGCGGAAGGCAGACCTGCTGTTTAAGATCATCGATGCGGTCGAGATGATCGAGAATTGGTGCCGGTTCAATCGCTGGATTGGCAAATGGGTCCTTATAGGTGGACTAACCGCCATCGTCCTTCTGTCGGACGCCATTAACGGCCTCCGCAACATCCTCGCAAGCCTAGGGAAGCATTGATGATCGGCACCGAACAGGTGCGGACCCCAAAGGTTCTTCTGCTGGATATCGAGACCGCGCCGATAAATGGCCTCTCCTGGACTGTTTTTGACACCCACCTCATCCACGTCATAGAGCCAACTTTCATTCTCTGCTTCGCCTACAAATGGCTGGATCGCTCGACGGTCCACACCCGCGCGCTATGCGACTATCCCGGGTATTGCCGCAATAAGCGGGATGACAAGGCGCTCGTTTCCGATCTCTGGGGCGTTCTGGACGACGCCGATGTTGTCGTTGCGCACAACGGCGACGCCTTCGACATCAAGAAGACGAATGCCCGGTTTGTAGTTCATGGGCTACAACCGCCAACGCCGTACAAGACGGTCGATACCCTCAAGATCGCGCGGCGGCATTTCAAATTCGATTCCAATAAGCTGGATAACATCGGCCGGTATTTGAACGTAGGCCGAAAGCTCCCGAACACGGGTAAAGACCTATGGCTTGGGTGCATGTCTGGGGACGAGGCGTCGTGGCGTGCAATGCGCCGCTATAATGCCCAAGACGTTCGGCTTCTTGAGCAGGTCTATCACAAAATCAAGGCCTGGTCTCCGAGCCACCCTATCATGACCGCTATCACGCCCCGCAACAACGTCGCTTGTCCGACGTGCCTTTCGCACGATGTGCAGCGGAGGGGGTGGAACATCGCCAGGGTCAAGAAGACGCCGCGCTGGCAATGCCAGGGCTGCGGCAAGTGGTTCTCCACCAAATGACCGAACGCTTTTTCAAATACGTGCCGCACGAAGATGCGGCCTTGTATCTCACATCGGGTTGGAAGGCACATGATTCCCTTGAAGGAACGCACCACGGAGAGTTCTCAATCCTCATGGAGTGGACCGGAGAAGGAGAGCCAAGAAAACCGGAGCGGGTGGAGCTACGAGCCCCATCCTGAGCCTGAGATGTTGCAGGTATTCGGAGGCCGTCACCACCCTACGGCGCTGCTAGCCATGGTGATCAATGGAAAGCAGGTCAATGCCTCACTGAGCCGGCGCCGGCTCTTTCATCTCGTGTCGCAGTGCACCGCAGCTCTGCGTGACATGGAGCCAGGGAAATGACTCTCCCGCTCACGCCAGACTTGGCCCGCTGCGCCTACGATCTGCTGTGTGAGACCCCGCCATTCAACCGCTGGAATTTGCCTGACGGGCACGACGTAGCCTTTCACATCGTGCGCTCACGCCAGCACTACGGCCGGCACTGGCTGGACGGCAAGCACCACATGGAATTGTCCGCAGGGCTCATCGGGACGCTGGACGTTCTGCTGAGCACGGTTGGACACGAGATGATCCACATCCATGAAGCGCGCTCGGGAACGGCTAAGGCCGGTGTGGATCACGGCGCGCCGCCTTTCGGAAATGGGCGGCGCAGGTCTGCAAAGCCCATCTCTGGGATCTGAAAAACTTCATCTGAGGGACCATGCTGAAACGATTTGTCGTCGTGGCCACCGCCGCGATTGCGATGGCTATTGCCGTGCAGGCGTCCAAAGCGCGTGACGTAGGGCAGTGGGGGGCGACCGATCCCGCTATCCGGGAATGGTATGGATCGCTGAAGCAACCCGACAACCCAGGCATCTCCTGCTGTGGCACATCAGATGCCTACTGGGCCGATGAAACCGTTGTTGAGGACGGCAAGGTCTA